GCCGGGGATCAGCTTCGAGGAGGTGCCGTCCCTCGGCAATCCGAGCCGGGGCGGTTTGGGCAGTACAGGCACAAAGTAGGAGGTATTGTAATGCGAAAGGTTGTAGTATATTGTGATCGATGCGGGAAGCTGATCGAGAAGGTCTTTCACCTGACCGCCACGCAGGAGATGCTCCCGGAGGGCGGCGCGCAGATGGCGCCCGGCATGAACGCACTGCATGACATCGACCTGTGCTGGGACTGTCTCAGCGCGGTGGTGCAGTATGCGGTGGGCAATGCGCAGGATGCGCCGTCGGCTGACGCCCCTGCTCCTGATCCTGCTCCTGCTGATCCCGTCATGATCGAGGTCGACAAAAGCGATACGGTGGCTACACCGCCAGCAGATACGGAGGATACAGCAGACGCTCCGGGAGCTAAAGGCAAGCTTGCCGACCTTGATCCGGACTACCTGAGACAGCTCGCCTCGGAGGGACTTATCCCCGCACGGATCAGGGACCGCATCGAGCAGGACTACGGCATCAAGGTAAGCATCAGCGCGGTGCAGTATCGGCTGCGCAAGATGGGACTGTAACACACAGGGAGGTGATAGACATGGACGACATAACCAAGGCCGAGATCATCGAGGAGCACTGGCGGCTCATGACGGTACGCCACCTGACCTATGAAATCATCCGCAAGACGTGGCGGGTCGAGGAACTCCGGCGCACCCTGCTCCCCGGCGGCATGGATTACTCCGCTGACCGGGTGCAGTCATCGCCTTCGGACAAACTCGCCAAGGTCATGGACAAGATCATACCGCTCGAGCAGGAGATCGACGGCATCCGCGCCGCCAAGGTCGAAGCCATCGCCCGCCTCTCCCGGGAGATCGAGCAGATCGACGATGACCGGTGCCGCACGATCCTCGACGGATACTATCTCAGCGGTCGCTCCATCGAGGAGATCGCCGAGCAGATCGGCTACTCGGTCAAGCACACCTATCGCCTCCGCAAAGTAGGCCTGCAAAAGTTGCGACAAATGAGAATTCCCACTGTGGTATATTGATATCGTGAAGCACTGGCAAGAGATCCACCCCTCTCCTGTCGGTGCTTTTCTCATGCGCGCGTTCACGCCTTTCGCGCCCGTCGGAATCTACCCGACATGCGGAGTCGAAGTCAAGCCGCGATACAAATACTTCGGGCGGGGGACCTCCCCCGCTTTTCTTTCAAAATTTTTGCCGGGGGTACACACATATGATCTATAAGCGTTGCCCGCACTGCGGCAGACGGATCCCTTCCGGCACGACCTGCGGGTGCTACAAGCGCGAGTATGCGCCAACAAAAGTGGGGTCTGAATTTTATCACACTACCAGGTGGAATAAACTTCGCGCCTACATCCTGGCAAAATATAGTGGGCGGGATATGTGGTCGGCTTCACAGGGCCGTCTTGAAATCGCGGACACAGTCCACCATATTATTCCGGCAGACGAAGACCCCTCGCGGATCTGGGACGAATCAAATTTGATCCCGGTATCCCGCGCATCCCACGCAGAGATCCACAAGCTATACGCTACGGATCAGGCGACGAAGGCGGCGACACAGTCGGCCCTGCGCTCCATGGTCATCTCTCTCGACAGATTCGTGGACTAACAGGGCAATATGCTAATTGGCAGAAAATTTACTTGAAGCGTTAACCCTAGGGGATGCCAAAAAGTAGTCGTATGCCGCCACATGACCGCCGCCCTCCCTAAATTTTCGCAAATTTCCCTTTTCGGGGTCGGGCGTACATTTGTTCTGTTACAGATAGAACACCAAGAAAGGAGGCGATCCCGTGCCAAGACAGAGAAAGCTTTTGACATTGCAGACCAAGCATCTGAAGAGAGACGAGCAGGATCGCCGCCAGTACGAGGAGAGCCTGATCAGCTCGGACGGCACCGATCTTGATGCCGTGGCGGCGAGCGACTTCACCAATGCGACGGCCCGAAAAGAGTATGACCGGGCATTGAAGCGTTTGAGAGAAGAGGCCGGGATCGTCGGCAACCTCAACAAGTCGGATTTGCTGCTGTATGCAAATGCGTATGGCAAGTACATGGACTGCGTAAGGGAGTACCGCAAGAAGGACTTCCAGATGGTTGTCTGGACGGATAAGGGGCCGAAGCCTAACCCGATCATTAAGATGATGGATGACGCCCAGCGGTGCATGCAGGAGGCTTCCCGACGCCTGGGCATGACGGTAGACGGTCAGCTGAAGACGGCGAAGGCGAAGGCAGACAAGCAGGAGGCGGAGATGGAGCAGGTCTTCGGGGCGATATAATGACCAATCGCGAGGAGATCGTCCAGTATTGCCACGACTGCATCGACGGCACGATCCCGTCCGGGGTGAAGCACAAGTGGGCTTGTCAGCGTTTCCTTGATGACCTCGACCGGGTCGGGACGCCTGACTTCCCGTACATCTGGGACGAAGCCGGAGCTGACAGAATCGTGAAATGGTTCGGCTTGCTAAAGCACAGCAAGGGGACGCTTGCAGGGCAGTTCATCGAGCTGACTGCATGGCAGAAATTCCGCGAATGTCAGATCTACGGATGGATCCACCGCGAGACGGGTCTGCGGCGGTTTAGGAAGGCTTTCACGGAGGTGGCTAGGAAGAATTCGAAGAGCCAGCTCGAGAGCGGTGAGGCTTTGTATGAGGCGGCGGTGACGTCCACGAAGAATGGAGAGGTCAACGAGATTTACACGGCAGGCACGAAGCGCGACCAGTCGAAGATCGTCTTTGACGAGTGCGACCTGATGACGCGTGGCACCTTGCTCCGGTCGAAGTTCAGGTTTAAGCGCGACCGCATCGAGCACACGAAGACGGGCAGCTTCATCCGTCCGCTGAGCAAGGAGGACGGCAGATCAGGTGATGGGACTTGCCCTGCCGCGTTAATTCTCGATGAGTACCATCAGATGCCTACGACAGATTTTTATGATTTGGCTTTAGGGTCTAACACAAAGGAGCCGCTTCTGTCGATCATCACTACAGCCGGGCGCGACCTGACCTACCCGTGCTACACGCAGGAGTATGACTACTGCAGTAAGATCCTCGATCCGAATGTCGACGTGCGAAATGATGAGTATTTCGTGGACATCTGCGAGGCTGACCCTGGCGATGACATCGGAGACGAGCTGACATGGAAGAAGGCAAACCCGATCAGGGCCTACTACCCGGAGGGCCTCCAGAAGATCCGTGAGGACTACGAGGTCGCGAAGGAGATCCCGGAGAAGATGATCGCCTTTATGACGAAGATGCTCAACATCTGGGTGCAGGCGAAGGACTCCGGCTACATGGACATGGCGAAGTGGAAGGCGTGTGAGGTGCAGGCCCCGCCGATTGATCTGGAGGGGCGTGCCTGCTTCTGTGGGCTCGATCTCAGCGCAAAACACGACTTGACGTCGGTGACCTTCATCGTGCCATACCGCACCGGCGAGATCGATGCGTCCGGGCATCCGGTCGTCAACTACTACCTGTGGTCGCACAGCTTCATCCCGACCACGGAGAAGCTCCGGGAGCACATCATCAAGGACAAGGTGCCGTATGATGCCTGGGAGCGGCTCGGATACCTGACGCTGACCAACACGCAGATCGTCGACCAGAGCGCGGTCATCACCTACGTGCTGTCGGAGATTGAAAAGTACAAGCTCGACCTGCAGTGCCTCTGCTTCGATCCTGCCGGGGCGTCAAAAATGATGATGGATCTCTCTAATGACGGCTACCCGGTCGAGGAGGTCTTCCAGTCCCACAAGAGCCTGAACGAGAGCACGGTCGGCTTCAGGGAGCAGGTTTACGCGGGTAACGTGCAGTACCTGCACAACCCATTGCTCAATTATGCGATGAGCAACGCCGTCGTTAGGTCAAGCGGCGGCTTTATCAAGATAGATAAGGACGCGACGCAGAAGAGGATCGACCCGGTCGATGCTACCCTGTGTGCGTTCAAGTTAGCCCTCTACTACGACTTCGAGGCGGAGGACTACGGTGACTATGTAGACAAGTTTTTGGATGAGATGGGAGCGTAAAGATGGGATTCTGGCGAAGATTTTTCAATGCGATCTCAGCTGATCCCGGCGGCACCGACACAATCGACCTTAACGAGGCGAGACTCCTCGAATGGCTCGGCATTGACTCGGACAAGCCGAAAGAGATCAGCGAGATCACGTACTTTACCTGCCTTAAAGTCCTCTCGGAGACTATGGGGAAGCTCCCGCTGAAGTACTACCGGGAGGAGGAGACAGGCGGGCGGGTGCGCGAACCGCCGACAGCAGCCGGGCGGCTCCTGATGAACCGCCCGAACCCGGCGATGACCCCGGCAACCTTCTGGAGCACGGTGGAGTCTAACTGTGAGCATTACGGCAACTCATACGTGTGGATCCAGTCGGACTTTCAGCGTCAGCGGTACGGCGGCGACTATACGGTCCGGGCGTTCTGGCCCATGCAGTCTGATGCGGTGCAGGTCACCATGGACGATGCGGGCATCTTCGGGAATGCCGGGCGGCTCTACTACGAGTACACCGATCCACGGACGGGCAAGCAGTACGTTTTCAGGCAGAGCGAGGTCTTGCACTTCAAGAGCTGGCTCACCTGGGACGGCATCATCGGCAAGTCCGTGAGGGACATCCTCAAAACCACCGTCATCGGATCGGCTCAGGCTCAGCGGTATCTCGACAAGCTTTACGAGAGCGGCCTGACGGCATCGAGCGTGCTCCAGTATACGGGCGATCTCGACGAGCAGAAGCGGAGGAGGCTTCAGAAGAAGTACAACGACCTTCTGTCCGGGGCGAAAAACGCCGGGAAGGTCGTCGCTCTCCCCGTGGGTATGCAGTTACAGCCGCTGAGTTACAAGTTGGCTGATTCGCAGTTCGCCGAGCTGAAGAAGTACAGCGCACTGCAGATTGCGGCGGCATTTGGCGTCAAGCCTAATCAGATAAATAACTACGACAAGTCCAGCTATGCAAATTCCGAGATGCAGCAGCTGGCTTTTTTAGTGGACACGATGCTGTACCGCATCACGGCCTATGAACAGGAGATCAACAGCAAGCTCCTGTCGACCCGTGAGGAGACCGCCGGATGCTTCTACAAGTTCAACGAGAGGGTTCTCCTGCGCACCAACTTTGAAGCGCAGATCAAGGCCATCGCTCAGGGCATCCAGAACGGCATCTACACGCCGAACGAAGGGCGGCACTATCTCGACTTACCGTCTCAGGCAGGCGGCGACCAGCTGATCGTCAACGGCAATTATGTGCCGCTGACTGCAGTCGGGGCGGCCTACGGGGTAGGTCAGAAAGGAGGTGACGGAGATGGTAATCAAGGTTAACGGCGACATCATTCCTAATGATCTGAAGCCCATCTATGAGGACTTCGGGATCGCCTCCACCTGCCCGGCAGACGTGGAAAACGCCCTCGCGCAGATGCCCGAAGGCGACACGCTGGAGGTCAGGATCAACTCCTACGGCGGCGATGTATACGCCGGTGCGGAGATCTACAGCATCCTCCGGGCGCGGTCTGACGTGCGGATCGAGATCGAAGGGCTCGCGGCAAGCGCGGCATCCATCATCGCCATGGCGGGGTACTGCACTATCAGCCCGCTCGGCATGGTCATGATCCACGATGTCAGCACGGGAGCGTGGGGCAACAAGACAGAGATGCAGAAGACTGCAGAAGTACTGCAGGCACATGACGAAGCCCTTGCCAATGCCTATGTCGAGAAGACGGGCAGAAGCAAAGAAGAAATCCTCGCCCTGATGGACAAGGAGACATGGCTCCCGGCTGACAAGGCGGTGGAGCTCGGCTTCGTGGACGGTATTACCGAACCGGCGGACGGTCGCATGGCGGCTGCTTTCGGCCAGATGCAGGTCACGCCGGAGATGATCGCCGACTACAAGGCGAGACAGGCGGCAAAGGCCGCGCGGGACGCCGAGAAGAAAGCACTTTTAGACAGCCTCGAAAAGTACGGGGCATAAGAGAGGAGCAAGACATGGATAAGAGACTCGTAGATCTGCTTGACCAGATCAACGCAAAGAAGGCCGAGATCCAGAACCTTGTCGCAGAGGACAAGCTGGAGGAGGCAAAGGAAGCAAAGAAAGACATTGACGCTCTGCAGGACAAATTCGACCTCCTGCAGGCCACCATCGATGAGGAGGACACAGAGATGGAAAAGAAGAACGTTACCCCGGAGACCGTCGACAGCATCAAGGCTTTTGCTGATGCCGCAAGGAACCACTTTAAGAACAACATGAACGAGGGAACTGCTGCGGATGGCGGCTACACCGTCCCGGCGGACATCCTGACCCGGATCAATCACTACAAGGAGGCGAAGTTCTCCCTGAAGAAGCTGGTCCGCGTTGAGAACGTCACCACCAACACCGGGCGCCGGATCTTCCAGACCAAGGCTTCCCACTCCGGATTCAGTTCTGTAAACGAGGCCGCGGCGATCGGTCAGGCATCCGCTCCGCAGTTCGGTAAGATCGATTATACCATCGACAAGTACGCCGGCATCCTGCCGGTCACTGATGAGCTTCTGGCTGATTCCGACGCCAACATCACGGACGTCCTTGTCAGCTGGCTGGGCGACGAGGGTGTCGCTACTGAGAACACCCAGATCCTGAGCCTCATCAATCCCGGCTCTACCGGCACGAACATCACCAGCGCCCCGATCGACGGCATCAAGAACGCCCTGAACGTGACGCTCGGTCAGGCTTATGCCGAGGGCGCGGCTATCATCACCAATGACGACGGCTTCAACTTCCTTGATACGCTGAAGGTCGACGCGAACTCTAACGAGTACCTCCTGAAGCCCGCGAAGGATCAGACCGCTCCCACTCCGTACACTCTGGCGGTTGGCGCGAGGCTTGTCCCCGTCGTGGTCGTTCCGAACGTCGTCTTCCCGTCCACGGTCGTGGCAACTGGCGACAATGCCGGAACCTACATTCCGTTCGTGGTCGGCGACCTGAAGGAGGCTGTTGCTTTCTTCGACCGTCAGCAGCTGTCTATCATGACCAGCAATGTGGCGAGCATCAACGTCACCGTCAATAACGCGACTACCACCCTGTCT